AAGATTGCCACGGAAATTCTTAAAAGCCTCTACACTAGATTCTGTTGTAACAATGTCACCTTGACGGTCAACATTGTCAAGCGTAGCAAAGCCAGACACCATACGGCGTTCAACGTCTATCTTTCCGATGGGCATTGAAAGGCGAACATTGTTGCCTTTAGTTTCCCAATGAGCCTTGTTTGTTAACATAACGTTATAATTATAGCACTGGTTTCTATACTTTTCTCAACTATTGAGACGATCTACCTTCACCTTGTGCATTACGTCCAGATATTGTAGTTGGTGAATCAGAATTATTATTTGTTCTTTCTGAATTTCTTTCACGGTTCCCTGCTAAATTTGCTCTAGCATCAGTTGCCTGTCTTGGTGACATTACAAATGGTTCATCTCCATTTGCTCTTAATGGCAAGTCTAACTTTTCACGAGCCTCGTTTGGAGTCATAACCTGAGTCTTTACATATCTTTCAAGAATCTGAGACTGTGCAATTTCGTCAGTTAGTGTTAACTCATTAAACTTAAGTTCAAGAATATCTGTCTTTTCTCTAACAACCTTGTTTATGATTTTTTCTAGGTGTCTTTGTGCTGGGCGAGATACCTGCTCTTTAAATGTACGATCTTGGGAAAGTGCTGCTGCAATACCTGCAGAATCTGCGCCACCCAGTTTTGAAATAGGAACTTGATGAGCAATTAAAATGTCATCACGGTTTTGTTTACGATACTCTTTAAATGAGCCATCTTGTATACCGTTTTCAATTGGCTCCATCTTAAATTCAACCTTATTGCCCTCTGTATCTCCAGGAAGTGGGATATAAAGGGTTCTGTGTGACTGAGCCTTAAGACCAGTTTGTAAAAACCTAAACATCTTGTCTTCAGCATCTCCTGATAGTTTTGCACCCTTTAAAGTTACAACATATCGTGGAACAGCCTTGTTTTCAAAGTAGTCAATATTATATTGAGAAGCAAGTTGATCTCCAATAAGAGATGGCATTGCTGAAATAATATCTGGAATACCATAAAATGTGTTTAAAGGTGAATACTCTTTAAGATGAATAATTTCGTTAGGTCGTGGGTCTGTACCTAGAGGGTTTGCATTTTTTGCCCCAAAGTTTCTAAAATAAACCACCTTTTGACCAATAATCTGCACAAATCCATCACGTAGGCGTCGTATACGAACAGTAGTTGCAGGGATGTGACCAAGGTAGCCAATCTCTCCAGCAGTTGTTCTGCCAACCTCAATAAATCCATTACCTGTTGCTTGAAGATCTGTATAAACCTTTTCCATTGTTTTTGTAAAACTATCATCATCATTTAAATTCTCTAGCCAGTCACGTAGTTGAATCTTGGCTCTTTCAATACGATTACGAGCACGTTCTACCGCATCTGCATCATCGTTCATTTCAAACCTTAATAACGTTCTATCTGAAATATCAAAACGATATCCCAAACCTACAACGTTTTCTACCTTAGCATCAATAGCGGCATGGTTAGCAAATGATGTGTCATAAAAGTTTGCTAGTTCATACATGTTATATGGAGGAGTGATTACATCAAATAGTCCGTAACCATTTCTATATACCGTGCCAGGATTGATTTGTTTTGATCCAGCGTCTACTCCTGATGGAGTTGCATTTGCTGCATCTAAATACGCAGCGTTAAATTCTGGTGCTGCATACTTTGTTAAATTGCGTGTTGTTCTGCGACGAAAGTTTTGATCAAGCCCAACATAATCTTTTAAAACATCCCAACTTTTATTAAATGGATCGTGTGATTTAAAGATATTATCTTCTTTTTCTTCTGTATTAAGACTTGCACGAATATACTGTTCTTCACTCATCCATTGCCCCTCTTCCATGCTTTTCTAATGTTTGTTGTGCTGCATGCCAAGCACCCAAGTCATTCATTGAAGGAATTAATCCTTCTTTTAATCTTGCTTTCTGTTCGGAATATTCTTCTTCACTAACCTGAGTTAACCCTGGAACAAATACTGCCTTACCAAGTCCATCATCTCCGTGGTGAATTGCAACCTTTTTTAATTCTGCAATTTTTGAAAGATCTCCACGATCAGACGGTATGTTTAAAACTGAGCCTTCGTCGTCTGTAAACCATTTACCAGTAGATGTCTTATATACGTAAAGACCCCAGTCATAATGCTTATCTATTACCTGACGACGTACATTTTTAACATAAGGTTTACCAGTTTTTGGATTAATTAAAGATTCCATAACCACAAGTATAGCAGATTATACTGGTGTGGATACGTTAGTTGACCACTCTACTTCTGAATATACATTTAATTTTTCAGGCTGATAAACCAATCCTTCTCCGTCATCAACGATTATTTTATTTGTGCCTATATATGTTTTATAAATATCTGATGGATTAATACCATAGAACTCTGATGATCCTATTACTAACATGCCGTCCCAAGTAAAGTTATTAAACCAGAACTGCCAGTCATTTGTTGTAATGCCGTCTGTTAATACCTGGAACCACGGCCTGAATGTTCTACTTTCAACCTCTTGTAGGCTGTTTGCCTGATAATAGGCAATGTTATTAAATAATATTGGTCCCGTCAAATTTATACTTCCAAGATATGAGTTATAAACAAGGGAAGTTAAAAATGCTATACCTATTGAAGACCATTCCTTAAGAGATAATACTGGCTCTCTTACCAGACTTCCATTTAAATAAAATCCAACACCATTATAAGGAACACCGTTTTGATTTAAAACAAACACTCTGCCTCTATCTAGGTCTGCGCTGTTTGCCTGTAGGTAAAACTTAAGAGTTCCGCTTTTGTGATTAATTTCAAAAATCTCTGTTGCTGTTGCTGGAAACGCATCTTGATCATATCTTAGCCATAACTGCATAGCGCTTACCTTATAGTCTGTTGCCAACTCTTTATTAATTGGTAGAGTTAGTCCACGATTTTCTAAAATGTTAATTTCACCACGAACTTCAATTCCAGATGTTTTTGTTAGATATAGGTATGGGGTGCTTTCTTTGTATATGCTAAATGGGTTTTTAGACTTATAGTCAAAATAAATTCCATTCTTTTTATATGGAAACAGGTCTACTCCAAACCTAGTTCCCACAGGATTAAAAGAGTTGTCATTAAATGCTTGAGATGCTAGTTGTAATTTATTTAATAAAATAGGTTTTGTTAAAACTCCACGACTGTTAAACTCAAGGCTATAGACAATTGCAAGTTGATTAAAATCTACCGACTTAATTGGATAAATCAATGTGTTATTTAATACCTCAAACCTTGTAGTTTCCCAATCTTCATAATTATTTAAGTCAAGAACTTTGTATTCGTCTGGCGCTTCTTCATTAGCAAAAGAAGTAGGAATATTAGCCCCATCTGCAACATATTGAAATGTTACATAACTTTTTATTTGTGCCCCGTCTGTATTATAATAATAAGACGATGCCCCAGATTCCTGCTCTAAAGTGGTTGTTGTTGGATATCCCAGGTTAAATTGTAAAAAGTCTATTTCGTAAAATTCTTGTCCACTGCTATTCTTTACAAATTGAGCAAAATAAGAAAGCGGAAGATAGTCTTGCCAATACCCAGCAACACCTATGTCTAAGAAATATTTTTCATATGCCTCTGATGGAAGTATTGTGTAACTGGCAGTGTGATCAATTAATTCTTGCCCTTTGTCTAATTCAATAAATCCGTTACTATCAACATAATCTACTATTTTTGTAGAGTTTAAGGTTGTAGATAACCCTACAGAATAAAGTCTTCCAGTAAAAGTAAACTCTCCAGAATCGTCTCCACACACGTACATTTTTAAGGAACTTTGATTTCCAAAAAATGAACTTACGTTGCTGCCAAATTTTTCTGACAATGTCTTTATGTTAAACCCAACTGCAAAAAGGTTGTTAGCAGAAATTGCGCTAGAGGTAAATAATAACTCTGTGGTTCCATTATAGGTCAAAGAATACTTAATTAAGTTTCCATCTTTAAGAATTGTAAAGTAATTATTGTTTAAAGGGTTATATATTTTAAATAATATTTCATCTGATGCTAGGTTATGAGAACTAAACACTCCGTAGCAACTTTCAACTTCACTTGATAATAAATTAAACCTTGAAAAATTTATATATGACTCAATAGAGTTCCAAGTGTTATTCGGTCTAAATGATAAAAATTTATCAGTAATAACGGGTCCAGATTCGTTATCCTGTGCGTCTTTATTATCATCATATAACTCTTGCAATGTTTTAGTGCCTAAAAATATTTCTGGCAAAGCATACTCTGGAGTTCTTAAACTTGTTTGAGTAGTTGCTAAGTTATCAAAACTGCCTTGATCCCAGCCAGCAAAATCTGGATAATTGTAGTTGGCCGTATAGTCTGCAAATGAATAATCTATAAAGGCGGTAGTTCCACCATAAGATGAGTTAATTCCTTCTGCAGAAATAACTCCTTGCCCATAAACCCATCTACGCTTTGCAACTGTAACTGGAACCTGATAAGAATATATAGCAACACAATCAAGTTCAAAAGGATATACGTTGTTACTTGCATAAAACCCTAACCAATCTTGACTATCTCCATTGTTGTCAAGTTCTTCTGGAAGAGTTAAACTGGCGGTATCTAAAGATAATGACAACACTTCTTCTCCATTGACCAACAAAGATGCAGAATCTTTAATTAAACGAATATGAATAAGCATTGGTCTAAACCATTCGCCTACGAAATGCGATGCAAACTGGTCTCCAACAACTAATGTCAAAAATCCATCTTCAACATATAAGCCATCTTCTGAAGATATTGGTCCAAAGATTTTAAATGGTGTGAATGTGTTTGCTGCTACTCTTGCCCAAAACTCAATAGTGTAATCGTTGTACTGTCCTTTTTTATTTAAAAATCCTTTTCCTGGAATAATTAAAGATGCATCAGTATTTGGCTCTAATCGTGTAACTCCACTTGCACCATAAACTAATGGGACACCCGCATTCTTGCATTTTAATCCACCTTCAGTAATATAGTATCCAGAATCTTCTGCTACTCCATATGCTTGTGCCTCTACTGCATCGTATCCACCATAAATACTTATGCTTGACGGAACTGTGGTTTCTGTTATTCCATTTAAAGAGTAAGTGTTAAATTCTTCATTCCATTGCCCCAAAGTAATACCATTAACATAAAATTCGTTGTCTGCAGATGTTCCTGATCCTTCAAAAACTTTAATCTTAAAGACAAGTCTTAGTTGTGCAGAAACATTTGGTATTTCAAAAGTTTCAGAAATAAATCCCCATTTTTGATAAAGCGTTGTTGTAAAAGTTTTTAAATTTTGAACTATAGTTGACGTCGCTGGATCTGTATATTCATAACCTATTGACACTGTTTGTAAAAATAAACTGTTTGAATAAAAATATGATCCAATAGTAAATGTTCCAAGATCTGCAAGAGTATTGAAATTAAGTATATTTGGACTAACAACTGATGCCTCAATTGTTTCTGATACAGGAACGTTAACTCTTATTCTTGACAAGTGACTGTCTACAAAGGGTTCATTTAAATCTTCAGAAGATGCTGCAAGCGTAGCGTCTGTTGGTGTCCATAAGGTTGCAAGACTGCGTTGGGCTTCAGAAATTAAACTTTTATAATCAAGTCTGTCGTCTAGTGCCCACAAAACTAGCGGATGCTCAGAGTATATCTTTTCTGCATATAAATTTGATGGGTTAGACATTTTTCTCCTATAACCTTATTATAGCAGGATGAAACTAATTTTTAGGAACCCATAACTTTTCATTACCCTTATTGTGGTATCTTGCCATTACGAACAGTAAGTCTGAAAGCCTGTTTAAATACTTTGCAATGTTTGGATTTATACCCTCTACTTTCCAAACCTGACGCTCTGCTCTTCTAACAACAGTTCTTGCATTATGAATAGCCCCAGTAGGTAGAACAAAAGAATGAAGTGGCTCTAAGTGTTCGTTATAGTCATCAATAATATTTTCTAAATAAGTGATTCTTGCTTCTGATATTACGATTGTTGGAGCACCAGAAAGTTCTGCCCCTAGATCAAATAAGTCGTTTTGTATTCTATCTATAATGTCATTATGAAACTCAGTTGCCATTCCTATAGCAGAGTTTGCTTCATCTACCGCTCCAATTGCCTCAATTAAATCACTGCTTTTGTCTATTCGCTTATTCGTAGCGGTAGAAGTTTTTCCATCATCGCCAGTTTTTGTATAAATACGAGTTAGGTGAACCATTAGTGTCCCGTCAAAGAGCGCCAGATATCAACAGTAATATCGTTTGCTATGTACAGTGCTGCAAGATTTATAGTTAGTTGAACTATATAATCAGCAGTTCTAGATTTTCTTTTTTGTATAGGAAACTGCACTACGTTATTGAATTTTTTATATGCAACTTTCATGGAAACTTTAACTCTCCTTTAGGACCAGTCCAAACCAATCCAACTGAGTCTCCTGAATTTAAATATTGTTGATCTACTGCAAGTTGTCCCCATCCCCACTCTTTTCTAGGAAACGGAATAACTTGTTTTTCTTTTATTATGATTGCCCAATATGCTTCTGCGGGTGGCATAACTTCACAAGACTCTACCTTTTCATCTGGCAACCCATTAACTCTACAAACTACTCCTAGTCCATATTTCTTGGTACCTTCTATTTTAAGATTGGCTTGTTTTAAAACATCTAAAGCAAGAATGCTGCTAGATGATTCTACACATTTTTCTAACTTTGTTTGATTATCTAAAACTCCATAATCAACATAAAGGTTTATGCAGTTATCTTTTGGTTTATCTATAGAAAACAGCACTGCTGCAACTGCTATAAAAATTCCTAATGATGCTAATATTTTTTTCATTTATACCCCCTA